CTGCGGCTTAAATGTCGTCTACGGAGAAGATGTTGTTCGGAAAGTAGGTGACGAGAATGAATAAAGAAAAAATCAAATCGCAGATCATAGCCATACGTGATACCGGTCTAACAAATATGTTCGACACAAACATGGTTCAACGTCTTGCTTACGACCGTGAATTTTACGAGTTGGTGACTTTCATTGAAGAAAGCCCAGGTGAATATGCGCACTTCATATTCACGGGCAAATTCAAAGACAAACACACAAAAATTCAATCATAATCTACACAATAAAGCTCCTTCATCTTTGTGTACTTTATTTTCCCAAATTAGCTGGATAATAGCGGAATTGTACGCTAATATACACACACCGAAAGGGAAAACAAAGCAAAACAAAACAAAGAGAAAAGGAGCTTTTTACTATGTTAAACACAAGATTCGGAACAGAAATCGAGTTCACAGGCATCACCAGAAACGAAGCGGCAAAGGTTGTCGCCAAGCAGTTGAACGGAACGGTTAGCCACGTCGGAGGCGGATACGACGCCTACAACATCACCGCGCCGGACCGCAGGGTTTGGAAAGTAATGTTCGACTCAAGCATTACCCCGCAGAAAAAGGTAAACGGACAAATCACCGGGGCGACCGACCTTTACAAATGCGAATTGGTAACCCCGATCCTTAGATACGAGCAGGATATCAACACCCTGCAGGAGATCGTCAGACAGCTCAGGCACAGAGGAGCCTTTGTAAACGCCCGCTGCGGTATCCACATCCACCTCGACGGCGCCGGTCACAACCTCACAACCATCAAGAACTTCATCCACATCATTTACGCACGCAACGACCTTTTTTACAAAGCCTTGAACATCAACCCAACAAGGCAAGGTTATTGCAAGAAGCTCGACAAAAGCCTGGTCGACAAAATCAAGGAAAGAAAGCCAACCACCATGAGCGCCCTTGAGGACATTTGGTACGAGGGCTATTGGGGAAGCCGCACAACCCACTACAACGACAGCCGCTACCATTTCCTGAACCTCCACAGCTTTTTCCACGGAAACCACACGGTTGAGTTGAGAGGCTTCAACAGCACCATGCACGCGGGCGAATTGAGAAGCTACATTGTTTTAGCGCTCGCCCTGAACCACCAGGCACTCACCCAGCGGAAAGCAAGCGCCAAAAAGGTGCAGAGCGAAAACGACAAGTTTGCGATGAGAACCTACCTCAACAGAATCGGATTCATCGGAAAGGATTTCAAAAACTGCCGCGACCACCTCACCAAGCACCTCACGGGATCCGCCGCATGGAGATACAGAGTAGCATAAACCAACGTCAAAAAGGAGGCGGCAACCGCCGCCTCCCAAGAATAAAAACCATTTTTCAAGGAGGATTTTCAAAATGAAAAACACAAAAAGACTTTATCTCGCCTACGGAAGCAACATGCACGAGGGACAGATGTCCTACCGCTGCCCAAGAGCAAAGCTCATCGGCAAAACGGTGATCAAGGATTACGAGCTGCTTTTCAAAGGCCACCGTGAATGCGCAGTTGCCACCATCGAGCCGAAGAAGGGCGCCGAGGTTCCTGTCCTTATCTGGGACATTCAGCCTTCTGATGAGCGCACCCTTGACGTTTACGAAGGTTTCCCGCGCCTTTACATCAAACAGGATTTCGAGGTGGAATTTAACGGCGAAACAGTTACCGCTATGGCCTACGTTATGACGCCCGGCAGGGTATTTGGTGTTCCGAGCGAAGGGTACTATCAGACTATCCACACGGGATATAAGGAGCATGGCATTTCCACAAAGGGGCTTTACAACGCCCTGAGAGCCGCGAACAGAAGGGCAAGGGAAAACTAATCGGCGAGGCAACAAAAGCCCAACACAGCCCAAACGCGGCAAAAACAGGCAAAGGACTGAGGAATGAATCCTCAGCCCTTTGTTTTTTTGTCAGGAAGCCTGTAGGCCTTGATGACTTCTTCTCTGTCCTTTGGCGGTACATAAACAAGCAGCTCTGACAAGTCACAATTAAGTACGTTACATATACGGTCGAGATGCTCGATGTTGACGCGATCGCACATCTCGTGATACATATCGTTTATTGTTGACGGTCTGATGCCTGTTCGTCGCGCAAGGTCAGCCTGTGTCCAGCGAACTTCGCCCAGTTTGCGGGACAGTAAAATTCTGATAGCCATTTCCTTTTGCTCCTTCTGTTACAAATTACCATATTACGATACAATTTTCTTGATTATGTTAGAATACTAAGATATTCGTTATATTCTATCGTAATCAGTTATATAATAATAAATAAATGGCATATTCATATAGAAGGGGCGTACTGTCAAGATAAAAGTCATACCAAAAAGTACACTACAAAATAAAAAAGAGCCCCTATTTACGAAAAATGTAAGTAGGGGCTCACTTTGTGACCGACAAAAGTGTCGTTCGCAAAGTTATTTGATGAAAATATCCTTATTCTGTCTGGCGCAGATCCAACCGGAAGGACAGCGCAGCCATACATCAATGCTGGCAGTAGTATAGACGGCTTTCAGTTCCAAAGCGGTGACAACGGTGCCGGCCTTGAACAACGCATTTGCGTTTGCAGATTTATCTACAGCACATTCCTTGCCGTTCGCTGTGATCTGAGACACTTTTTTGACGGCATAGGTCGTGCCGGGGCCGCTGCGGACATTCATTGTGTCAGTAAGAGTAAAGTTTACTCCCGTACCGAAGGATTCCATTTCCGACTGACGCCGACGCTGCAGTCCGACGAGGATCTGACCGCCGGACTTACGCCACGACGGGAAGTCAACGCAGGCATGGCCAATCTTTCCGGCATTGATAAAGGAAACGATATCTGAATTGGCAAAGGCGCCGGTGCCAATGTTATAGGCAAGGGAAACACACGCGTCAAACTGAGCTTGGGTAATGTTAACCTTGACTGCAGCATTAACCGAGTTCTCAAACACCTTGAGATCGGATTTCAGCAGTGCTTCAGCTTCCGCTTCAGTAATGGTCTGATTTGCTTTGACCTCTGCGCCATAGTGACCGTACCCGATCGTCCAGTACTTCTCGGTAGATACCGCCTTACATGCCTTAAGGCTGAGACCTTCCCATGTCTTTATGACGTTTACCATGCTCTGTGAGGTGGTATATGTCTTTTTGGCTGTGGTTGTGCTTGCCGATGAAGAGGACGATGATGTTTGCTTCGAGGAAGATGTGGTGCTGCCGCTCGGATATACCTCCGATTTCTTGGTTCCCGTGTAACTGTAATAGTCGTTATGTCCGCTGGAGTAGTCGGTTTCATCGCCGAACCACACGGATCCTTCCCATACGCCGTATCCGCGCATATCAAAATGCGTACCGTTCGGATTTCCACCGCATTTATAGCCGATACCCTTGATACCGATGTCCTGCAGATAGCATGAGATCAACCGCGACGGAATAGGAACACCGTTTTTGTAGTAATATACATCAACGGCGATTCCGATGGTATGCGGTCCGCTGCCGGATCCGCCAACCTCCCGATCGCAAGCAGGAGTACGGTAACCTGAACAGATGATACCGCAGGTTGCGCCGAAATGATCGTATACTTTCTCGAGGATCTCAGGCAGCTTGTCGTGGATCGGTACGGATGAAGGATAATTACCCGACGTATAGTCAGAGTTGCTGACGAATTCACCCATCTTGAAGTGTTTTGACAGCACCTTGTCTTTATCTCGCGGATAACTGTAATATGTAATTGACATTAATTTCACTCCCTATCTTTGTCTTTGTTGTTGATTACGTTGGAGATGGCCTTGTTTGTGTCAATCATTAAGCGCATAGTTTCAAGCGCCTTATCCACCATTGCGCTAAATAAGCTGAATGGGATCATCTTCGTTAATGTCGGAAAGTATTTTATAGCGATATTGTATGCATACCGCAACTTGAGCTTTCCGGTACCGCCGCCGAGCGCTTTCTCAGCTTCCGAAACAGCGAATACAAGCCAGTTTCTGAACGCTGAAAAGCGAAGTGCGAGAATTGTAACGATGATCGCCACAACAACTGCGACGATCAAGATAATCATTTGGGGATTCACGTCAAATCACCTTCTTTCCTAACCTCTTGCGATTTTTGGTTCTGTTTCTTCCGATGGTTGATCACCGACACCGAGTAATTTCAGCTTATTTGAACCGCTGATTTTCTGGCAGTTCTCAACGGCCGCTTTGCCAAAGTAACCGACAACACCCGCCACTATCGGCGCAGTGAAATAAGTCACAACCGCTTCCGCTGAGATATATTCAGGTGTTACCGTGTGAGTAAGCTGAAACTGAACTACCCACAAAATAAAAATGCCGCCAATAAAATAATTGACAGCAAACAAAAAAAGGATGAATTTAGAAAATTCTGAAAAGAAATCGCGGATTTTCTTCTTTTTCTTTTTATCGTATTTCAAACTCACACCTCTCAGTAAATATTTCGGATTGCCTGCTCATGCAGGAAATCCTTATGATCATGTTTAACCTTTGCGGCATACTCGAGTGCTTTATGCATATCACCGTTACAATGAGCGTCCGGAATACGTTGTACAGCCTGAGCCGTAGCTTCTCCCAGTGCGAGCGAAGCGCCGACGGTATCTATGAGAAACAATTCGTTTTTCTCCCGAATCTTCTCCCGTTCTTCACGAGCCTTTTCTGCACTGCTGATTTTACGCTGGAGAGCCCAGATAGCAAGCCCAACAATCGCCGAAGGTATGCACGCTATGAATGCGATGAGAATTTCTGATGAGTTCATCGGAGTCATCCTTTCCTGTTATTTTTTGCACTCATTCAGTGATGAGTTCTTCAAGCCCCATTTCGATGAGTTTGTCCCTTACCAGGTCTTTGACTTCGGGAGTGACTTCCGGGAATGTATTTTTTTCGTCTATCAACTTCTGAATCCAAAGCATAGTAAGAGCATCAGTTACCTGCTCGATAAGCATTTTGGGGATTTGCGAAAAGCTCTTTTTACCCTCGTAAATCTTATATGCCCATAACATAGCCATCATTTCTTGCGCCTCCTTTCCAAACAAGATATATAGAAAGAGCTTAGTCACCACCATAGGCAACCTCGCTCATTTCAAGCAGACAATCCTCTACGAACTCGATACGCTTGTCCTTTTCAACATTAATCTCTTCAAGTTCGATGATGCGCTCACGCATTTGCTGTGCTGTCATAATATCAGAGCCGGATCCATCATCGGGATCCGGCTCCACTTCTTCCTCATCGGGAATATCAAGCTCTTCGATAAGGTATTCATACTCCGACTTGGAGATTATCTCAGCTTCGAGATAATCTCCCGGCATAGAAGACCTGCCTACAAGGTGGTAAATATCACGTTGGTTTAATGAAAGAATCCCCTGCGCTGACTCTTCTTCGCAGCGCAAGGGAATGTTACTGTAATATGGATGATTTACGTAGACGGGATATTCGTGTGCTTCTGCACCGATTACCGTACTGTCACGAAGAATTTTGATGCAAAGCATTGTGCTCTACCTCCCACGGTAAAAGAATAAATAGTTTATTGTATAACTGATCGTAGTTGCAAATCGTATGATAGGCGTCAAATTTTTTCATATACGCACGCTGGCTGACAGCCATAGCACGAATGTCCTGCAAAGGCATAATTCCGGAAAGCCATTTCTCCTGCATCTTTTTGAGCTTCTGTCTTGCCTTCGTAACATTGCGCTTACATATTTTTTTGACAATTCTTCCTTTTTCGGTGATAAAAAACCTCACCTTGAGCCAAGTAAAGCCATGCGTAAGTTTTACTATCTGTGTTTTTTTCTCATTAATCGTTATCCCTAATTCATTGCAGATTGTGCGAATCTGGCGTAGACACTCCTTGAGGTATTCCTTTGACGAATGAATAAGGTATCCGTCATCACTGTAACGACCATAACCTCTGATGTGCAGCCTTTCCTTTACAAAGTGATCAAGACGGTTTGCGGTTGCCAACGACAACACTTGACTGACCTGACTGCCGAGACCAAGACCAATATCGCCGAATGCATCAATAAAATGGTCAAGGATTTTGAGAAGCCTCTCATCAGAGATTTCTTTGCGAATTACTTTTTTGACTACCTCGTGTGAGATATTATCAAAAAACTTGCTGAAATCATAAAGAAGAATATATCCTTCCGTACCATATTTGCGGTAATGTTCGTGAAGATGCTGCGTAAGACGCCGGATTGCAAAATCATATCCTTTATTCGTCATACAGGCTCCGTTGTCATAAATAAAGGTTCTCGTCAGTATAGGAACCAGAGAATTATCGCATAGACAACGCTGTACAACACGTTCACTCATTGTTGTACTTTTTATATGCCTATGCTTCCCGCGTTCGTACAGATCAAACTCATTGAATCCGGGGCTTTTGTATTTGTTTGTGTGGAGCAACTCAAACGTATTAAGAACATTCAACGGAGCATTGGTAATATACCTTTGAACGCTTGCTTTCCAGGAAACGCCCTTCCTGCAACGACGATAAGCACGGTACAGATTACCATAACTGAATACCGCGCTGAAATCATTACAAGATGCATATTTTTCTTTCTTTGCAAGACGTGCAGCAACACGCCGTCTATATCTCGCTTCTCTACGTTCTTCGCTTGTCATAAGATCCTTTCTATACTTCGTATGCCTATCGGTAGGTTACATACAGGCACATAACGTCACCGGGTATGAAATACCGCATCACCTACAAGCGGTACCATGCAAGCAGCGTACACCCGGACGTATCAAAGTATTTATTTACCTTTTCAGGAAGGTCAAGCTCTCCTTCTCTCCTATCTGAACGGATTTCACTTTCGCTACTCTGTCTGCCAAGAGAGGAGCCGAACGCCACGCCGTAACTATTGTTACTATTGTTGTTGTTGGACGAGCCCGCGGCCGCGACGTACCAGAAATTGTTGTTATTGTTGGTATTAGGCGACCGGAGCCAATAAACAGAGCTTAACCTAATGTGACACTAAAGCAGATTCTTAAATCGCCTTTTGTCGCTTTCCATAACGCCTTTTACAAGTTTGATCTCCTGCCGAACGAGCGCAATCCAAAACTTGAATGCATCGTTATCGATATCAAGCACTTCATTCGCTATCTCTAATTGAGAAGCAAAATCATACAGTTCAGCATAAGCCCGCAAAAAGCAATCGCGTCGCATTTGAAATTCATGCTGGTTACGCGGGAAAATACTGTTTCCTTTTTTCACTTCTCCGTGAATGGTTCGTGCTGACAGTTCCAGAGGATTGGAGATTGAAAACCGATACTTCTTTGGAAAATTAGCGCATTTCCGAATGGTATGTACTTGAAGCTGTCTTGCGTTATAAATAAACTCCAGCTCAGATACTCCTCTTTCGTGCTTCGGTACAGACAAATGATCACCCCGATTCTGCAGTAAGAATATTAAGACGCACTATCAATGATATACATTATCAGCCCCTGAAATATAGCCCTCGTTATAA